CTACTCCGCTTGGTCCTGTCGAGGGAACTTGGGTAGTTGGCTTCTTCAGAGATGGAGAAAATGCTCAAGAACCTGTAGTGATAGGAACTCTTGGAGGTGTTCCATATGAGCCACCAAAACCGATTGGATTTCACGACCCGAAGAAGTTATTCTATCCAAAAGGAGATCATTTAATTGAACCCGACACTTATAGACGAGCAAGACCTACTTTCATTGAACCGAGAAATGGCGGAGAGATAGAGTCTAAGCCAACGCCTCTTGATGAGAGAGAAAGAGATTTGGGTGTATCAATTGCACTAGACGGAACGTGGTCTGAACCACCTGATCCGTTTGATGCGGAATATCCATACAATCACACTAGAGTAAGTGAATTCGGTCACGTAGAAGAGTGGGATGATACTCCTGAAAACGCCCGCTTGATGAGATGGCACAAATCAGGAACATTTGAAGAAATCAGAGAAGATGGGACAAAAGTAACAAAAATACAAAAAGACAATTATAAAATAACATTAGGTGATGATTTTGTCCACGTTAAAAAGGCAGTCAGTGGTGGAAATATGTACGTTACAGTCGATGGAGACTGTCATTTACGAGTTGATGGTGATTATAAAATGGAAGTTCTGAAGGATTGGATAGCAAATGTTGGTGGAGATATGATTTTCAATGTATTCAGAAATACACGAATCTCTACTGTTGGAACAAAACTAGATAAATCTGGTGGAGTTCACACTATTAAGGGAAGTATTATACACTTAAATCCAACTCCCCCTGGTCAATGTTCACCTGAATGGAAAATCAATGTAGCTTCAATTATTGATCTTGTTATAGGCGCAATTGAAGGCGATGTAAATAGTCTAACTACAATTATTAATCTTATTACAAGCGAAATTGACGCCGCTATAGATGTAAGTACAATTATTAATCTCGTTTCAAGTGTAGTTGGAGCCGAAGCAGATGTAGCTTCAATTATTGATGGTGTTACAGGCGTTCTTGAAGGCAATGAAAATAGTCTAGCTTCAATTATTAATCTTGTTGGAGGCGATGTAGATGTAGGTACAATTATTAATCTTGTTTCAGGCGCTGAATCCGGCGATGAAAAAAGTCTAGCTTCAATTACTAATCTTGTTTCAGATGCATTGGAGGGAGTTCGATGAAGAAAGAAGTTGATGAGCTTGTTACAAACGCTATTAGAGATTTCGGTAAAATGATTGATATTGTTAAAAACGCATTTGGAGACTCTTTACCAAAATCAACCACTATTGATCTTGTTAAAAACTCAATTGAAGGCGATGTAGGTAAAATTATTGGGATTGCTAAAAGCGTACTTGGAGGCGATGTAGATGCAGGTGCAATTATTAATCTCGTTTCAACCGCAAAGGGAGGCGATGAAGATGTAGGTACAATTATTGATATTGTTACAGGCGCAGTTGGAGGCAATGCAACGGAAGACATATCCGGTCTTGACTATTTAAATGTTCCACCAGTTGAAGGCAGTGCAACGGAAGACGTATCCGGTCTTGACTATTTAAATGTTCCACCAGTTGAAGGCAGTGCAACCGCCCCCAGTACCAGTGTGCCACCGGCAATGGGCTCCGGTCTTGACTCTTTAAATGTTCCAGAGGCCGATGTAATGAGCTCCGGTCTTGACTTTATGTCGGTTAGGGATGACAGGTTAAGTGGCGCTGATCGTCCAAATGATCAGGCCAAAAAGTCTGGAGATGCAAGTACAGTTATTGATCTTGTTTCCGCTTATGCGCGTGATTCAGGGGCCGTCGGGCTTTTCAGTACCATCGGCGGGATAATCCTCGGTGATCGAAAACCGTTTGTCGAGGAAACCAAAAACCTCGGTACCCTTGGAAGCAATATAAAAGCGATGCTCAATGCCGCCGCCAGCTTCCTTGCGGGCGATCCAAGACCGGTCCTGGCGGCCCTGCCAACTGAGGTGCAAACGACTATGGCTTTGTTGAGTTCTCCCACGGCATTTATTAGCAACTATATCGTCGGCACTGGAAATAGGCTTGTCAATCTAGTCCTCGCCGACCCTGAAGCGGTCGCCGAGGGCGTTGAAGGGTTTACAGTCGACGGGTTTATCAGAGCAATCGCCGAACCATATATCGAGGAAGGTAAAACGATCCTGGGGGCTGGAGAGCGCCTCATTGCCGCCATCAAAAAAATTCCCGGTGGGGGAGGCGTTGATGTCGCTCCCCTCGACAGAGCGCCCGATGATCCCGGCGCTAAATTGCCGGAAATCTCAACCTCCCCAAGGAAGAAGGGGAACCACCTTCTCAATTTTCCAAATGGACCGTGGCACGGAGAGCCATTTTATTCGACTGATGGGAAGAAGTTTACTCGTAGTCCGCCTCTCCCATCACCCGCCAGCCGGACCAGTGATATCGATACCAGTGATATCGATGATGTTCAGTAAAATCAATTGATAGGGAGAGCCGTTGTTATTGAACCATCATTCTTTCAGTAGTTTTAAGGAGAAATAATATGCCAGAAACAGTAAGATTTACAGACATATGCACCGGTCACGGATGTTATCCACCTCGTGATAATGCTAGAGGTTCACCTAATGTATTCGCTAATAAGTTAGAGTGTCATAGGGTAGGAGATAAGTGGAATACTCACGGATGTAATGACGACCAAGCAACTATTGATTGGCTCAACCCTGCTCTACCAAGTGTACCGTACTTGAACCCGGACGACTACCCAAGCGACCCAAGCGGGATGGACTCCGGTCTTGACTTTTTAAACGAGTGGGTGAACCCGGAGTGGGAGAACCCACCGGAGACGGAAGAAGATGAGAACGGAGAAGTATGTATACTACACGAAGGTACTCAGGCGACCGGTTCACCAAATGTATTTGTTAACCGTAAACCATTAGCGAGAATTGGAGATGCAATTGACTGTGGTTCTTTAAATCTAACAGGTTCTAGGAATGTAATTACGAACGGTTAGTATAAATATAGTAGAACTTAGAGGAAAAAATAATGCCGCAACCAATAAGAACACAACGAGTTAGAAAATATAGAGACCTCGACCTTGATATGTTGATTCATCCGCTGACTAATGACGTGGTTGGGCGTTCTGATGTGGATGCTATCAATGGAAGTGTCATTAATATAATAAAAACTCAGCGTGGAGAACGAGTATTCCAGAGTAGATTTGGCTCAACGTTATATCATTCGTTATTCGAGCCTATGTCTACTGAAACACGAGTTACATTGAAAGACGCTATTGAGCAGGCAATTCGCACATTTGAACCTAGAGTAAACTTAACAGGAGTATTAGTTACCGCAGACCCAGACAGAAACGGTTACGATGTAACCATCGCTTATGTACCAGTAAATGAGGGGTCTCCAATAAACTTAAATTTATTTCTGAACAGATTGAGGTAGTAAAGATATGGCAGAAAATCCAAAAGCACTAAACTTGAGTAATCTTGAGTTTGGTGGAATAAAAAATAATATAAAAGAGTTTATGAAGGGGCAGAACGAGTTCGTAGATTACGACTTTGATGGCTCTGGAATGAGTGTATTGTTAGACGTAATGGCATATACTACTCATTATATGGGATTCCATACGAATATGGCTATCAATGAAGCGTTTCTTGACACGGCCACCCTCCGAAATTCTGTAGTATCTCACGCAAAAAGCATTGGATATATTCCAAAATCAGTTACAGCCTCTGAGGCGATTGTCAAATTAACTTTCAATACGACTGGTTTTAACCCATCATATATCATTGTCGAAAAAGGAACACGATTCGTATCTAATATCAACGGAGTACCAACTACATTCACAAACTTAGATACAATAAACATATTCGCTGACGAGGGCGGAGAGTTCGCTGGAGAAATAAGACTACGCCAAGGTTCATTAAAAGAACTAGAGTGGACTTACGATGCAGTCTCAGAAATACAAAAATTCTTCATTGATGATGACACTTGTGATAGGGGCTCAATCACGTTGACCGTTGATGATAAACCCTGGACGAATAATCAAATTCTTTCTGAACTAGATAGTACTTCCACGGTATTCTTTCTTCAAGAGGGATTAGATGGAATATCTGAAATTTACTTCGGTAATGAAATCTTTGGTAAGAGACCTCGTGATGGACAAGTAATTAAAGCGGTTTATCTAAGCACTGTTGGGGCCGAGGGTAACTATACATCGACTATTAATGAGCAAACATTTTCTCTTGTATCAACTATTGATTCAAATTATACAGCAGGACGAGTGACTGTAGCCACAGTGGATATATCTTCTCTTGGTGCTGAAAAAGAAACAACTGACAATATTAAAGAAACTGCCCCTAGGTCATATGAGAGACAAGATCGAGCAGTTACAGCCGAGGATTATAAAACAATTCTTGTAGAGAAATATCCAAACATTGAATCAATTGCTATTTGGGGTGGGGAAGATAATGACCCGCCACAATATGGTGCTGTCTTTATCTGTATCAAACCGAAACACGGATTAGAATTATCGCCATTAACTAAACAAAAATTAACAGACGAAGTACTATCCAAATACAATATATTAGCGATTAATCCTATTATTACTGCACCAGAATACACATATATTGACGTAGATACGACAGTTAAATATGACCCATTACTAACTGTATTGTCTGCTAGTGAAATTCAAACTAAGATTATCAATGGAGTAAATAATTTCTTTGAGAGTGAACTTACTCAGTTTAAAGTGACAATGCGATATTCTCGCCTTGTTAATACTATTGATACGTCTGATGATTCTATCTCTAACAACTTGACAAGTATTAAATTTTTTAAGGCGTTTTTCATACAAGCAACGAACACGGTTGGTAACTACATTTTCAAATATAACAATGCAATTACTCCTGGTTCTGTTGTATCTTCAGTATTCGGTAATACAGAAGCAGGTACGCAATTCGCACTACTTGACGATGGACAAGGACATATTCTCTTGTATGATATTATCAATGAAAAATTCTTAAACACTGAACAAGGAACTGTCGATTATGAAAATGGAATTATTGAGTTAATTGGATTCAAACCAGACATCACACAGACAATGCAGTTTCTGGATACTAACTCAGTAATTGGTTTGTATGCTACACCCCAATCAAACGACATTTCTGCAATCCGAAGTAACCTTCTTATGCTCAATAAAACAAGTGTTACAATGCAGAGTATTAATTGATGGGCGTAACAGCAAATGTCGCGTAAAAAAGACAACTTTACTAAAC